TCATTTGTTGTTGGTTTGGTTATACATAGTCATCTTAACAGGACTCTATTAAAGAAAAAATTATTACTAAAACAAATATATAAAATATTCTACGTGGATAATTTTTCTTTTTCATCTTTAGCTTTCTCTTGTTGCTCAATCATGTTTTGCTTAAGTTGTTCTATTGCATCTTCATAACCTGGCATTAACTTGAGAGTTTCTAAAGTTCCTACACCTAATTCCCTTAAGTGAGTTACCTCTGTTAATAAATGTTGAACCACATTAGTTAGTGCTTCAATTTTCTTTCTATCAGCAGAATATCTTCCAGATTTAGCCATAATTTATATCTCCTTAAATTATTATCATGGGCAATCCTGCCCTTTAGTCTTATTAAATAGTCCTGAAAAATAGAAAACCCCCGAACCGAAATTCGAGGGTCTCATTTTTGTTAGAATGATTATTCTAATGCTTAGGAAGCACCAGACTCACCCAACAAACCACGACAGATAACTAAACCGTACATATCAGGACGAACCATTTTCTTCGCATAGCGAGTCATGACACCCTTTCTAGGTACGAAGTCCTCTACGCCGAAGATTGTTGGCGTAGTTTGCAGTGGCACATATGGTGCATACACATATCCACTTTCGAGGAATGATGAACCAATACGAGCAACCAAGAGAACGTTACGTGGGAAATAAGGATCAACGATAACGTCGAACTTACGATTCAAAGAACCGACCTTAACAGCACCGATGTCGCCTTTGTCAGCGTCAGCAGTAACGTTTGCACGGAAACCAGCAGTAAACTCAAGGATGTTAGCAACTTCAGGAGAGCAAACAACATGAGTAGCTCCACCACGCAAAGTCTTTCTGTGAATCTGAGCAGATACGTCATTGATTGTTTCAATCAAAGTCTCATACCATTCAGATACAGTACCAGTGAAGTCAGGAGCTGCAGCAGTTGCACCAAGCTCAGCACCAGTTTCTTTGTTTACAAACAAGCCAGGAGAGCGAGACCAGTAATAAGTAGCAGCAGTTGCACCGTTTACAAGGTCAGCAAGGATCTCACGATCGATTTCAAGAGCAATTTGCTCAGACAAGATAGATGTCAATTCTACCTCAGCATCAATGTTGTGATAAGCGTTCAAGTCTTGTCCCAATTCAGGAGTCCACTTTGCTTTCAACTTTTTGGTTTGAGCTGTGATAGCGATTGAGTCAACCTTGATGTCGATCTCTGGAATGTCTTCGTTTCCTTCCAATGGATAGTTGAATGAATTAATAGCACCAAGACCATCAGTTTTTTCACCATACGAATCAATTTCTGGGAAATCAATAGTAAGCTTACTTGAGCCGGTACCACCGCTGAGTCCAGTAGAGCTAACTGTAGTCACAAAGTAAAAGAATAGCTCTTCGTCAGCGTCAGTTCTAGTGAGACGTCTAATTTGAGAGGTATTTTCGTTTGTTAAGGCCAAAGCTGTTGAATTAACAAGATTTGTAGCTACAGCTGTACCAGAAACTGGAACGACAAAAGCAGATAAATTGTCATAATCTGCATTAGCCAAATCTACCTTGGACGCTTGAACTTCAACTACATAGTGTTGTGTAGCACTATCTGCAAGAGTAAGAAGGTCAGCATCATACTTAATCTTTTTCTTGTTAGCTTCTGACATAGAGTTTGTGATTGCAAAACCAGATAAAGCTTGTTCAGCTTGCTCTATATCATGTGAGCCAGTAGCAGAAGCGTATGCGTATCCAACTTGACCATCACGACCAGGACCACTAAACCCTTCTTTTCTATCTCCAACAAGATTCACGCCACCAGTGACTTGAGACCCAACTCGATCAGTACCATAAATTGATTGTGTAGACAAGTTGCCAAAACGGTCTCGTGTAGTTTCTGCGGTTGAAGAACCAATAGAAGAACCGAATTTAAAGTCAAGGAAGAAAATCAGACCAGATGGCA